TTCGGTGGTCAGAGACAAGACCTGATCAGTCAATGTCTCTTTCCTTACCGGCCTACCATCCTCAATCCTCGGATTGAGAGGGGCTGGGACCGTTTTACAGAGCATCAAGCCTACGATATCATCATGTCGGCTTGCGATAACTCCCTCCTCGTGTCCATGGACTACCTCCCGTACGCTGTCGCAGGAAGACAGTGTGTGATTAATTTCCTCAGGGAGTTGAGGACCACCTGGATTTACCCCGAGGTAATTTACAGCCTTTCCGACTACGCCTCCACCGAGGACGTTGTTGAAGCAGGCCCAAACCTCCTGTACCCGAGAGCTTTTGCAGCTCCCGTGCTTGAACCCTTGAAGGTTCGCATGGTCTCTGCGGGTCCTGCAAGATTGTACTACAGTCTGAAGAGAGTTCAAATGGATCTCCACTCTGCTTTAAGAAGTATCCCCCTGTTCCGTTTGGTTGGGAGGCCCCAAAGCCCTACCGATCTGATGGATATCATACCGGATGACTTGGCAGAGTATATCGACCCACGATGGCTCTCAGCAGACTACAAAAATGCCACAGACAACCTCTCGGCAACTCTCTCTCGAGAGATCATGAAGAGGCTGCTTGGCTCTTGCAGTTACGAGGCTCGTGCGTGCCTAGCTTTAGGCGCACATGAGGTGAATTACCCACCGATTACGACGATGATCCGGCTCGGAAGCTGGATTATTGACGTTGATGGTAACCTGTGTTATGTTGATGAAAAATGGATCACGGACAATGTGAAGAACTCAAGATGTCGAGAGCTTGCTCTCCTCGGGAAGGAGTTCCCCTTCACTGTTCGCCTTGCCCCAGCTTACCAATCTAATGGCCAGCTAATGGGTAGTATAGTATCCTTTATCATTCTGTGTCTCGCTAACGGCGCAGCTCTTGACCTCTACCAAAGAGACTCTAAGAGGAAGTTCACCTTTCAGCAGTATCTTCGATCTGCTTTGATTAACGGTGATGATCTCCTCTCTGTAGTCGATGGTGACCAAGAGCTGACGCGTTTCAAGGATCTCTCCGGTCGTTTAGGTCTTGACCTTACGATTGGAAAGAGTTATATCCACGACACATATGCCAACATCAATTCCACTGGTTACCACTATAATCTTACGGGTCTCCAGAAGTACGATCTCCAGAAGCACGACTATTTCTCTGAGTACAAGCGATCTGACTCAGGAAATTATTACAAAGGCGTGCCTTCCCAGGTCCCGAAGTTTCACGACGGTCGACCTGGTCACCTACCC